GATACCGTGAGCAGCGCTCGTGGTGATCGTCGCAACGTTAGACGTCAATGCCTTATTGGTAATGACTGCAGCCTTGTCGCGGCCACTGTACTCGCTCACAGCAGCTTCGCCGATGATCATGGCACCAAAGCGAACCTTGTAGCCAAGCAGTGCGCGCTGCGAGAGTGGGTCAGTGTGGTCGCCACCTGGGGCGATGAAGTACGTCTGCATCGTCTGCGAGTCGCCGACGACGAATGCGTCAGGACCGAAGAAGAGTGCCGAGTAAACGGTCGTACCGCTCTCGTCAAACGTCTTTGCCTCGTTGGAGACAAGGAAGCGAACGCCAGAGTACGCGCCGATCTCACCATTAAGCATGGTGAGGTTCTGGACGTACTTTGAAGCCTCAAGGAAGCCGTGGTTCGAGGTATCCGTCAGAAGGTCAAACTGCTGATTCGGGTGAATGATGCAGCGGTAGAATCCGTCTGGGAACGCAGGAATGTTTGCCGCCTTGAGGCGAGCAACAGCCTTCTTGACTTCAAGACCGCTGAGCTTGTAATCCTGGCGAGCGGCGCCATCAGCAATGTTGCTGATGGTGGCGCCTGCAAGGCCGGCTCGGGTCGTGATTGAGGACGACGTGGACTGGGCCTGTGCATAGTGCACGCGAGCCGTACCAGCGTTCATCACATCGCGAACGATGCGGTCCATGGACTGAGCGGCAGCGAACGATACGCGCTCCGACGCAATCGACACAAGGTCGTGCGGCGAATCCAGCTGAACAATGTCGCTCAGGCTGGTGTACGAGCCGTACTGCTTCACCGAGAAGTACTCAGTCCGAACCGCGAGGTTAATCGTCGGATCAGGCGTCACACCTTCGGTGAGCTCAGTCAGCGAGTGGCTAACATCCGGGTAGCGGACGTAGCGGATTCGGTCCGTGCCCTTGACAAACGTGCCAGGAACATAGTTGCTCGGAAGAGCGTGGACCATGTTGTTGCGAAGTTCCTTCTGGACCTGCTGCGAAACGAGCTCCTGAACGAGCTTCTGGTAGGCATTAGCCTCAGAGCCATTCAGCGAGTTCGTCAGGTGCAGTGGTGGGCCAGAAAGCGTAGTGCTTGTAGCCATTTTCTACTCCTTTAAACTATTCTGCCCAAGGATTACCAAGTGCCTGCAAGGCCTTGACAATATCCTCAGACTTCATTGGCTTGTCCTTGGCGACTCCACGCTTTGGGGCGTTGGCGTCTCCAGGGGTCTCGGCGGTTTCTTCTCCGCCAGTGAACTGCTTCACGAAGTTCTCAAACTCCGCAGCACGCTCAGATTCAGAAAGGTTACGAGCCTTCTGTTGGAACTCGTAGTACTTAGGGAAGTTGAGTTTCAACTGCTCCTGCTGGTACTTCGTTTCCGCGTCATGCACCTGGTCTTCCAGCTGCTTAATCCTTCGCGCTGCCTTCTCGAACTCCGACAGGGAAGCTTCCTCTTGCGAGGCCTTCCACTGAGCGAGCTCCTCGTACTTGGACTTGAACTCATCAGCTGCCTTCTTAGCGGCAGTGAGAGCCTGGTCCTTTCCGGCGAGACGACGCTTATAAGTGGCGACATCCTCCACCGCATTAGTGGCAGCTTCTGGAGTTTCCTCCGTCACCTGCGACTCAAGCGGCTGATTTGCCGCGACTTCAAGGTCTGCCATCTCTGGCTCCTTTCATATACTCTCAGGCCGGCACTTCCGGCCTGTATTACTTCCTAAATTCTACTGGAGTGTACTCCAGCGGGTTAATTTGTTCAGCGCCTGATACGACGTCTGCGAATTGTCCGGTTAGCTCAGATAAGCCGCTGAGGGCCAGCTGGCCAAAGCCAACGGCACCACTTGAAGTGAAGGCCTTCGGAACTTCTGCCAGAAGATCAGTGGCGTTAAACTGGTCGTAGCCTTGGCGAGAGATTGTTGAAATAGACCGTCGCAACCATCCTGGCGTAACAACCGTCATGTCTTCTGGGATACCAGGAATCAGCTGGACCATCAAGAACTGGTAATCTGGTCGCTCAGCCGCGTTCTCCCATCCTTCCGGCAGCCCGTTGTACGATAGGTACTCTGAGAGCTTGTTGTAGGCTGCGTAGCCAGCCCCAGGAGCAATGGCGCCGAACGGACGCCAGAACATAAATCGCGTCAGCTCTGGCAGCACTTTGCCCATCATGTATGAGTACGGGTATAGTCCAAGAAATTGGTGGTTGATTCCACGTTCAAAGAGACTGCGGTTCGGGTTAAAGTAGTTCACCCGCAGCATTGTCTCGTAGGCCTTCTGGTACGACCACTTTGCAGCCTGGAAGAGCATCTCTTCTGGTCCGTGCTTCTGAAGCATCTTGTTAGTGCTATCAGTCAGGATCTCCTGGATACCACGGGTCGTCGCTGCGCGAGCGCTTTCGCCTGAGCGGTACGATTGCACGATCTCCCTGATTCGGTCTCGTGCTCCAGGCTCTAGCCTTCTCAAGTCTCCGGAGTCAAGTCGGATACGCTCAATGATGTCAGTGAGCTCACCAAATGTAGCTCCGTACTTCTTTGAGTTACCCAGCGCCTCAATGATCGTTGAGGCGTTGTCGCCCTTTGAGAATCCAGGAATGAAGTCATCCATGAGCTCCTCAACGATTGCCTTCTGTACGTCAGCAATATCAATCTGAGCTTTAAGGCCTTTGAACTCCGTAACGAACGTGTCAAGAGAGGTTTGGTACGCTTTCCCGAATTTTGCAATGTCTGGGGAATTGCTGTTTAGAGCTCGAGCATACCGCTCAGCGGTGCTCCGAAGCTCCGTCAGGGCGCTCCGGACAACTGCCACGTCGTATCCTGCATCTGATGCCCGGTTAACGTACTTTGCGTTAATCATTGACCCTACAACCTGTGGCCGCATACCCCCGCGGATAATTTCCGCAAATGCCTCGGCGCTTAGCTGTTGCTGCAAGAAGGCCACGTCATCTGTAAGGTACGTAAGCTCTACTGCGCTTGGGTTGATGGCAAAGCCGAAACCTGGGGCCTTGGCGGCATCCATGGCCCTCTCTCCAAACTTGAACTGGTGCAAGCGCTTGTACTCATTGTACCACCCAAGCATCTGGTCAAGTGGGTCTGCGCCAAACTTGTTGTAAAGCGCCATGTATTCTCCAGGCATGTTAGTCCTGACCCAGTCCTGGAACTTAGGAGCCATGTCTGCTACCGACATAAGCTCTTGGGCATCTTCTTTGTTTTTCGCAATCCTATCCCAAGTTTTTTCAATAACGTCTAGACCAGCGCTTTTTGCGCCAGAAAGAGCTGACTTTTCTCCAACAACTCCAGAGTTGAGTGCCGATTCAGCTCCGTGCCTTGACCGCATTGTCGCGGTGAAGAATGCCTGCTCGTGAAGGCTTGTAGCCGCGGCTGCGGTTCTATCACCAAATGCCTGGCGAAGTTCTCGTGCAGACAGATTTGACGCTTCAAGCCTTTCCCTTAGGGTTCCCGAGTGGATTCCTCTTGCCTCTGCCCAGAACGGTGACTCAATGCTTTCTTGCACCATGAACAGTGGATTTACCTTGTACTTCATCGTAGGATACCAATTTTCAGCAACCTTAGCCATGAAGGACCCGACCATTGGTGCAGTTTTTAGAGATCCAGTGACCCACTGTGTTGCGCCTACCTGCGAGAGCTCGCCTTTGTATGCGCGCAGAATGGCGTCCTGCAAATTGACTGGAGCTACGCCGGTTTTGGCGAGAGACTCCATCCTATCCTTCAACGTGCTCAGCGGATCAATGTCCCGGATTACCTCGTTCATCAGGTCGTCATACGTCCTGCCCTCAAGGCCTCGCTGACCGATTCGGCTATCCACTGCTCTCTTAGTTACTGATTGATGGAACTTTTCAATCTCCTCTAGGGAGAAGTACGGTCGAAGCAAAACGGTTAGCCTTTGGAATGCGGCTGCGTTTGCGCTTGATTGGTACACTGGTGAAAGAAGGTGTTGCAGCGTTCCCTTAACGCCACCAACGACATAGTCTCCCTTGTTTACCAAGCTCGGCAAACCATCAACAAAGTCTGAGGTGATATCTGTATACGGCCTGGTCTTAACCACAAACTCTGGGACTGCCTGGCCGTCTTTGGCCAATGTTCCAATCCTCTGAGGAGTGTGGATAACGTTATCTGCTGGGGCCACTCCAAGAGTGTACCCGTCGCTAGCTGCGGAGTTTACAATACCGTCCAGCTCGTCTGCGGTTCCGCCAGCTGCAAGCCACAACTTCCTCATCTGAATAAACTCTTTTTCATTCATTCTGGCGACAACCATGCCGTCCTGCATTGACCTCATCATGAACGCTCGGACCGCGTCTGGTCTAGCGATCTTTGAAGAAACCGCAGCTCCTGGGAAGTTCTCAGCAATATCTGGGAACCTGGCTGTGGCATGCGCGGCCCAAACCCTACTCAGCTCCTCAGTCGTTGTGCGGCCATCGGCGATCATCTCTACCACTCGGGCGACCAACTTGTCAGGAACGCCTTTGTACTTGGACGGATTAATGGTCCTGTTCTGCATATCGTCAAACAAAGCAAGCCAGCCCTTGAGGTTTTCCTCAATAAGCCCATCTGACCTCACCAGAGTAGGACGAACTACGGCCAAGTTCTCCGGGAGTTGGTTAGCAATCTCACCAATTTGCTCTGGCGTCAATGGCCGGCCAAGGCTCTTTGAGATTGTCTTGGCTAGGTTAGCCTTCATTCCTGCGTCAGCTGTCTTCCAAGCTGCCACAGCGTGAAGAACTCGTCGGACGTTGCCCATGCGGTTAATGTTGTATCCGTAGTTGACTTGGCGGACAAAAGCGAACTTTCGAGCAAGTTCGCGTGTAATGTTGGCTGGGACAGCAGCTGCTTCTCCCAATTCGTTTGTAGGGAAATACTTACCTCCGGTGACCCTATTAACTTCTACGACAGCATCTTCCCCGTACAAACTCTTTACGACCTTTTCAATCTGCTCGTCAGTAGCCTTTACTCTACCAGCAGTGCGGGCAAGGTCGTCCGAGTTGCTGTTGACGAGCTCATCGGCATACCGAGCTGCGTATTCGTACGCAAGGCTTTGCGCATTCCTAGGGCTAAGTCCGATTGCTTGGATCTCCTGAGTAACCTGGAAATCAATGTCTTCTGTGACTCTTCGGTTCAATGTGTCCATGCTATGCACTGCTTCACGCTGCGCTACTACAATCGGGTCAAACCCATCCATCTCACGGTTGACCTTAGCATTTACAATACGTTGGCGCAGCCGGGCCTGTACAATTTGCTTTGGTGTTGCGTCGTCAATAATCTTGTACCCGGTGCTATTGTCAAATCCATCTACAAGACCCTTGGTATCTTGGATGTACCCGATGATTTCTCCCTCTGAGAGGTTATAAAGTCCCGAAAGATCCTTCCCCGCGTTTTCCTTCAAAACGTTTAGCACGAAGTCTTCTGCCGAGGGGTAGATTGGCCTTGCGTTTGGACCATCACCGACAACCTTAACAAGACTTTCGTACAATGGGTCTTGCTTAACAGTACCATCTCGAATGTCGCGGTACCGGGAAAACGCAACGCTGAGGTCCGCGTCAAGGTTCTCTACCATGTTTTGAGCCATAGACTCAACCTCAGTAACCTTGGACCTAGTCACGCCGCTAATAATAGTTTGCTGGTTCGCAAGACCAAGCCTGCGGAGCATCACCCCGTCCGCACCCTCTCCGCCAAGTTCCCTGGCGAGATCAACGTTGTCTTCAATAAGATTGGTTCCAGAAGCAAGAGCACGGTTAATTGCCTGGCCAGTAGTAATTGTAAGTGCCGTCTTCAATGGCTGGCTGATGTTGCGCAACCGACCAAATGTCGCCTTTTCAATTTCGCTGAGCAACTGCGGCATACCGCGCACAGACTCTGGGATTGCAACGCCAGCTGCTTCAGCAGCCTGTACGGTCTTGACCTTGTTGGCATAATCCAACCCGCGAGCCTTGCCACCAAGCCCAACGGCCCGAGCTGCGGGAACCGCAAGCCTTGATCCGACCGAGAGGCCAGCCGCAGCCCCAGCTACTGCCCCAACAGGGCCAGCAACAGAACCTAGGGCTAGCCCAGCAGCGGCCGGGCTAAAACGGGCAAGGTTCTTCAGAAGGTTTACTTTACCAAAAGCAAACGGTGTCAAGTTGAGAGGGTCAAGAAGCATTGCAAGGCCAAGGTTGACCGTCCTGTCATTGCTAAAAGATCGACCAGTCTCACGCATGTACTTTGCTAGGTCGTCCAGGTTTGCCCCAGCATTCTTCATGTTCATCATGTCTGAATCAAGTGTGCCAGTCATGTGATTAATGCGGAACTTGGCGAACTCGTCCTGAACAAATTGCCCTGGGGCAGCGATAAGCCCAAGCATGTATTTTCCTAGGTTTCCAAGAACGTCTCCAACCTGAGTGTCTCCACCGAGCGGAATGCTACCAATCTGGCCGATTGGCGATTGGCCAATAAGGTTGACAGCGCCTCCAAGTCCAGCTCCGATACCTTGGCCTAGAACCCCGATCCCACGGAATGGGAGCGATGCTACGTAGTCAAGTGGGTTTGAGGAATCTCCGCCCTCATTAAGGGCGGTAGGCACGTCTGCCCAGCGACCAGTGTCAACGCCATACTCTGGGGTTACCTTGAGGGTAAGCTCCCTAGAGCTAATACCTGGCTTTTCCTGTTCCCCCTGGTTACCAGAGTCTCTACCCGGATCGTATGCTGGCACTAGACGTTTCTCCTTTCGCCGAATCGGATATCACGTTTGATCGTTGGCCCCGTCCCTGCAGACGGAGCAATGGATAGGCTTCTGGCCTGAGGTCCAGACCCGCGCTCCCCGCCAATGTCAATAGTTGGCTGAGGGCCAGAAGGTGGGCGGACCCCCGGGGCAACCTCCGGATAGATCGTGGGGCCACCAGGACGAATGCTTGGGCCGATATTTCGAAGCGTGTGCTCTAGCAAATCGCTTGTCGGGATAAAGTTTTGAGCCGCCGGCATGCCGCCCTGTGCTCCTGGACGCACTGTGCCAGGTGCCCCTGGCCGTGTCGGCATTACTGCCGGCATTCCAGGCGTGACCTTCTGTTCAGGCTTCATACCAAACATCGGATCGGTTGACGCGAATGCGCCAGCTCCAGACCCTGCTGGGGCAGGAGGAAGATTATCTTGAGTGTTGTCAGTTGAATTGACGTACACGTCAAACCCGCCAGCATCATTTTTAATTCGCAGGGTCCACCCCTGATCTCCGTTAGAAATCAAACCGCTTGAAAGGATTGAGTCCGTAATGTTAAATGCGGCATCGCTAATCCCCTTCTTTTCTTTGAGCCATTTCTGAATTGAAGCTCGTGCGTCTTTTGAATCAATGCCGTCGTCAAAGATCTGTCGTGCGTATTCAACAATCTTATTGCTTGCAAGGACAACTGACCCTCCGACCGTCGTCATCTTAATTGAATTGTAGAAATCTGGGCCTTTCGTAGCCGCCCACCTGGCAATGCTTGTCGCATTAAGGAGCCCTTGCTGTAACCCATCCCCGAGAACAAGAGTGGCCTTTCCCTGATCAACACTGATGAAGGGAGTAGCAAAGCTACCGGTCTTGCCCTCAGAGTTCCTTAGCCAAAGCCCATACTCAATGAGTTGGTTAACGGTCATCTTGAAAGCCGCCTTTTCCCCCCACATGGACCCTCCTGCTCCGTAGCCTCCCTCGCTCTTACTTGTCTTGACAATAACAAGGTCGTTACTGTCCCCGACAGTGTTCCCGCCTCCTGGGACTGCCACATAGCCGATGTTCTGGTCACCTTCAGCTAGGCGAATAACCCTTGCGTAATAAGGGTTACCCTTCGAGTCTTCAGTAAGGGTATAGTTGTCTTTGTTAATATTTGCTGCAAGCTCTACCCTGTTCGTAAACGTGCTTCTGCCTGCGATTGTCTGGGTTGGATCATAATCGTACACGTAAACGTATCCTGGCGTATTTTTTACAAGCTCTGGGATCTGCTTTGACTCCAACGCGAGCCGAAGAACGTCAGCTGTAAGGAACGTGCCGAACCCGCCAACTTGGGTAATGGTTTCCTGAAGAAGCTCCCTATCTCCACCGAGCAGCATAAACGTCTGGCCAATTGGAAGAGAGAAAGCGTCCTCTGGATTTGACTTTAGAACATGAAGGAACGTAGCAAAGTCTGAAGCGATATCTACTTCCGACGCTCCAGCCATCGTGCCAACGCTTTGCACAGCCGTAATAAGAGAGTCTAGGTCCTTAATGGTTGGGTTGTCAAATAGGCCGCTAATGTCACCCTTGGCAAACCGCGTAATAATGTCCTTCTTCCCTGACTCCGTTACATTGTTCGGGGAATATCCGCCAATCTCCATGGCCAGATTGTTTAGCAAGTCGGCTGTAGTCGCCGGCTCACCTGATCCTCGGAATGCGATGTTCCCGCCAACCTCACCGTATTGCGTGCTAAATCGCATCACTGAGGAGGACGAAGAGGCAGAGAATAGGCCGTCCGTAGCCGCTTCGCTCGTGGAGGCAATAAACGCAGGCCAATTTGGCCCAAGCTCCTTGCCGTAACCCTGGGCCTGAAGCTGCTGCAACTGCCTTGTGGTATCGGTAACAGTACGAAGAACCTCATCCATTTGCGCTTTGCTCATACCGAGCGCCATGGCGCCGCTTCGGTAAATGTTCGCCACATCCCAATTTGCTTTGCCTGAGATTTGGCTAAACGTTTCCAACCATTGACGCCCCCCACCCTTGGCAATTGCCGTCTTTAGAACCTCTTGTGTATTTTTGTCTGATGAGAAATTGGCAATAACTGGCTTAAGAAGCGACTGAAGGGCCTTGGCCATGGCGTCGGCTTCGTCGTCCATCGCCTTGTTTACAGTCTCCAATCGACCGCTTTCAATTTCATTTTCGTTACGAGCAACTGCGTTAGCTCGTGCGGACTCAATAGCTCGGTATGTCTTGCTGGTCTCGGTAAGACCAGCAGCCAAAGCAGCCTTAAGCTCCTTGTCGTAGAAAGATACAAGCTGGGCTGCCGTATACTTCTTTTCATTAAACCCGTTGACCATCTGCTCATTAGCGTAGTCATACGATACCGTGTAAATTTTGCTCTGGAGTCGTTGCTTGTCCGACGCAGTCATGGCTGAGTCATTGGCAAGGCCGTTCATAATTTCTTCGTAAACTGATGCGGTAATCTTGTCAGTGCCGCTGAGGCCAAACAGGGCCAAGTCTACGGCGTTGCCGTCCTCGTATGCCCGATCCAGCACCCTCTCCATGTCGGAAAGCGACTGAACTCGGAACTCCTCGGCTCGGCTGCGGAATCGTGCGGCTCCGACCGTGTCGCCGGAAGCCTGCGCTGCAGCAGCCTGATCAAGGTACCACTGGCGCACGGCCGTAGCGGTTGCGGCAGACGTAGCTCCGCCTGAGGTGAACGTACCAGCTGCGGTACCAGACGTCATGTTTGTCCGGTACGCAGTGATCATCGTGTCTTCCTGAGAGGCTCGCTCCTCCTTAAGGAGTGAGTACACCAGAGCGGATAGGTTCTGTGACCCAGCCGCAGATCGTCCGAATCTACCTTTACGAGCCATTATTCACCTCCGATTGCTGCGGCGACGTCTTCTGGGAGCTGTCCGCCTGCCATCATCTCTTGTGCAAGCTGCTGTTCAGGGGAGATCCCTCCCGGCTGACCTGGCTGCTGCGCGTTTGCTGGGAGCATCTCAGGCGGCAATTCGCCCATCTCTCCACCATTCATCATCTCGGTACCAGTGGCTGCGCCAGCTTGGCGGAAGGCGTTCATTGCTGAAGCCTGCTGCTCTTGGAACTGCGCCTCTGCGCCTGGTGGGGTTTGTACCCCCATCTGGCCCATCTGAGCCTGCATCTGCGCCTGCATCTGCTGGAGCTGCATGAACATCATCATGAGCTGGCCCATCGTGAGCACTGCCGCTGGGTTGAGGGTTGCGTCGGTCTGCTCCTCGCGGATGAGTTCCTTCTCGCCCTCTGGGTCCTCTACGCCAACGCGGTCCATTGCGCGCTCCGAGCTCCACACTCGACCCTGAACAAGGTTGAGAGCCGTCTGAGCAAGCTCAAGCGTATCTCGTGGCGTGAGCTCTGGTGGGGTAATCTCAATGCGGTACTCTGCGCCGATGACTTCTGCAACGGCCTTATCCTTGGCCTCCCACAGACGGGCAGACATTTCCCACACCTTCTTGACCCACGAGTACAGAAGCTTGCGCTTTGGCGCAATGCGCTGCTCGTAGTTGGCAACCAGCGACGCAATTGCTCGGCTTGAGCCGAGAACGCTTGACGGCGCCAATCCTAGGAGAAGGTCGTTGAGTCCCGTGACTACCGCGATTTCGCGGTCAATGCGCTTGTTGTAATCTTCAACCTGGAACTGCGGGATAAACGGCTGAATTGCTCGGAGCTCGTTGCCCGGTCCAGGGGTCGCCACGCGGCCTGGCTTTGGAATTGCATTTGCCGGAACTTCATCCGGAGCGTCGCCTCCAACGAGCTGCCACATCTGTCCACCCACAACGGACTGGATCATCTGGGCTTGAGCAGTGATTCGCTCGTCCTTCTCGCGGAGAAGCTGCTCAACGTCAAACAGCTCGGACTTGCCGTACGGGCTGCCTGGGATCATGCTGTTGCGGAGAGGGATGTACGGAAGAAGTCCGCCAAGCTCTGGGTGCTTGGTGGTTCGTACGATGGTGTTGCCGACGATCAAAGCGTTGCACACAATCGGCGCCTTGCCTGGCTTGGTTGGATGCTTGTACCAGTAGTCCAGCACCGTGATCTTCATCTCGTCGTACGCCGTCTGCACTCGGGCAGGGTCTCGGCTGTACTCCTTGGTGTAGAGGTTGGCAAGCGGATCGGAGTGGCCGGCGTGGTAGGTGTACGGGTGCCACTGATTTCCCTCTTGCACAGGGATCACCGCGATGCCGAAGTCTTCCATGACTGCCTGTGGGCTCAGGCCGTAGGTGTAGATTGCCCAGTCAATGCGGTTGTAGTTGGAGTCGCCATACCCAAGGTACAGGTTCTCTGGGGTGTCAATGATGCTGATCTTGGGGATCTTAGCAATCGGGTCCCACGAGATCTTTGCTGCCGTGTGGCCGTAGAGGCCCTTGAGCAAGCACGCCTCTTCAAGGCGCACTTCAAACTCGTTTGCCTCAAACCAAGCGAAGAGCAGTCGCTCTCGGCGAGCAGCCGACTGGCGGCCTTCCTTGTCCATAGCGGTTGGGACGTAGTTGATGACTGGTACCACAGCCTGCAGTGAGGCTGGGATGTTGACGTAAGCAGGATGCACGTTGACAGAGACGTGTGCACGCCCGGCAGTGCGAGCTGACGGGTCCTCCGCCCAGTGATCGGCACCGCCGAGCGTGAGCGTGTTCGGGTTGTAGAAGTGGTCGTATCGTCGGAATTGTGATCGCAGGCGTGCCTGTTCCGGCTCCTGCATCTGCTTCTTGCTGTATGCTTCCTTGAGCAGGCCATACTCTTCGCTGACATTTGGGTCAACGCCCTGCATCTGCAGGTTAGTTGCGGCCATGGAAATGGCCTTCGCCTCGTACGGCGGCAGCTTAACTGGCGGAATAGCCATTAATCAGAACCTCCAAAGTAAGTGAAGACCGGGTTCTCAACGTAACCAGATCCGTGTCGAAGGGCGTAGCGCACAGCTACAGCTAGTGCCATTACCGCGTCCTGCTCCAACTTCTTGTCGTCCAACTTATATGAGAGCAACTGACGACGTAGTTGCATCCATATTCCCGACCTAGGGAACTTAATCATATTCTTATCCATTGCTGCCTTTAGGTCAGACAGCAGTTCAAGCTTCTTAGCCTTAGTGCCACCGAAGTCGTATCCCCTTAGTGGCTTAATAACACTAAACTCTTGCTTGAACAGTTTACCTCCAAACCCAGTCTCATCCACTACGGTAACGCATGAAGACTGTTGGTTATACAGTAGATGTCCTTCTCTAACCATATTCACTACTGCTTGGATTGTTTGTTTTCCTGTTCTCGTCCTCGCTCGCACTCCTATTATACCATTTCTGTCGGTGCTGTCAAGTGTGATGGCCCAGGTACTATCACTCATAATGCCAGGGTCGCAGCCCTGGATGTACCGGCGCTTGTTCTCAGGCATCTGCTCAGCTGGCAGGGTGTCCACAAAACACCCGTCCACGGAGGCGGAACTGAAGTATGAGTCCGACGCCTCAATGAAATACCCGTCAATGTTCTGTGGGATGAGGTACTCTGCCTGCTGCCGAAGAATGGCATCAAATGTGTCAGTGGCTAGGCCGTACCCGACGTTGTCCCTAGTGGAAAGACGGAAGCTAAAGAACTGTGGGTCGCGGTCTGGGTTGGCCTCGTTGCCCATCTCCCAGAGGTCTGCGTAGTCATTGATGCCCTCTGTAGGGGTGCCGATGAAGTGGAGCTGCCCACCAGTGGACAGACGCCGTAGGTTGAGAACCTCTTGGTAGATCTGAATGAGGTGCGGCTCAAAGGCTGCCTCGTCAAACGAGATGCCATTCATGTCCTTGCCAAGCAGGGCCTTGGCCTTTTCCTGCGTTGTGCGGAAGTGGATGTTTGCCCCGCCGATCAGTGGGTGGAACTGGAGCCAGAGGTACTCCCCGCGGTACTTCTTTGTGTGCTCTACCACCTTGCCGATCTCGTCAACGATGGGGCACCCTCGACCCTTCTGCGCTGGGTGGCTGCCCTCAAGGACCATGGCAATCTCTCGGTGGACCAACTCTGCGGTCTCCTGCTGGATTCCTACGTGGTACCACTCATACGGAGCGTTCTGCCACCGCATCGCGTCCTTCTGTGTGCCGTCAGGTGGTTGTACCCCTAGCTTGTAGAACGCGCTGTGGAAGACTGCCACGGCCATCCCTAGCGTCTTGCCAGCTCGGTTACCAGCAGAGCAGACCGTCGTCAGGTACTTTGGTCGCCAGCCGGAGTCGTCTCTGGCAGCAATACCATTAACCCAGCGCTCCTGTCCTGGGTGGAGCTCAATCCCTAGCCAACGCTTGGCAAAGAAGATTGGGTTGTTGCGGCCGGCGGCAAGGTCCCTTGCTGCGTCGCTAGTGACTTTCAAGCTTTGTTTCTTGCACTAATAGCAGCGGCCTTCTTCTTGGCGTCGGCTTTGCTGCTTGCTCCCCATGCTTGTAGGCTAAGGAGCAGGCGAGTAGGACGACCCTTCTCGTCTCGCTCCGGCCCCCGCATGTTCCCCATACGGGCCAAGAAAGAAGCTCGTCGTGGATTGTCGCCCTTCTTGACTGGTGGGCGTAGCTTCCCGCCCTTGTAAGATGCGCGGCCCTTTGCGTTCAAGCCGCCCTTAGGGTTCTTCCCCTCTTTACGCGTCCAGGCTGGTGTCTTTGCCATCAGTGATCTCCTCTGCTTCCATTTCAATCATGTGGACAACGGGTCCGCCGCCGAGAATACCGGCTAGGGTAATAGACAGATCTCTGTCTGCGGACTTCTCTACCCTTCGATCAATCATCTCCTGTGCGCGCAAGCCTTCAGCTAGTGTTGGCATAAGTTCGCCAGATCCAACCATTGACATCACTTGGTCGCGCACTAGAGACGCTAGGTCTCCGTTGACCTTGATTGTCTTCTGCTGCTTCTTGAACTGCTTAATCGCGGCAGCTTTCATAGATTGGAATTCGTCAGTAAGGTGATCGCGCTTGTGGTTGCCAAGAGTAATGCGCGAGATGTACCCGCCCTGATCCTTCAGCCACCGGGCGATCTGCGTGTCTGGCACGCCTCTCTTCATCCTTTCATTGATCTGATCAGTGAAAGGGCTGCGGCATGCAGCGCACTGTACGAGTACTGGGTTCAAACTAGCGAGTGCGGCCATACTTAGCGTTGTCCTCATCCAGCCAGCGCTGCAGTACGAGCAGTGCGGCACTGATTGCCGAAGCTGCGACTGCCTTTGCGCCCTCGCCGTCAAGGTCAAAGATACTTACGCCTAGCCCAAGGAAGACTGCGATTGCAGTCGACAGAGCCGCCTGAATCGCGTCCAGGCTTGCGGCGATGATCTGGTCTTTCATCGTCTTGTCTCCTTTGGCCACCTTGATTTTGCCGACAATGCCCTGGGCGACCTGTAGGGCGAGAATCGTGTCTACCGCTGTCTTACCCTGGGTAGCGGGTTTCTGTGGCTCTACGGGCCGCAAATCGGCCTGTACGGGCGTTTTAGAGGTAGTCTGAGCAGCTAGCGTAGTAGCCACAAGAGCAGATGAGCTTACAGGCACGATCTGTGAGCTGAGCACCGCAGTTGGGGCAGGTGCGGATGACTTCTTCTGGGCTGCCGTGAAGATTAGGCAGCGCTTGTGGGGTGCGTCTCCTTTGGAGGCCGCAATAGCTTTCAGGTCCGCAATTGAGACCACAACTGCATATGTCTCTTTTCCCTTGCCAGTCATCGTTGGGTCCGCCCATTGTACCTTCCCTCCAACCATCGCTGCGCAGGTCATGTGACCGTACGTCTTCCCCGGGTTCCTCTTTTGATGTTTCTTGTGCCACACGCTCATCGGTACGGTTGCAGGGTAGCCCTTTGCCTGCTGCACGTTAATGCCGACGACAGCGCCGGCCTTAAGAGCTGCAACTACCTCATCCCATGACTTAGCGTACTTAGGCTTTAAGCCAACAAGTGGCGCTGCCTTCACTAGCTGTAGGAGTGACGTGGGCGTACCCTGCCCCTGTACATCTTTTCTGCCAACCTTTTCCAAGAACTTGATTCCGTCTTTTGACGTGTACGTTGATCCGGTGAGGAAGTTGGACGCAGCCATCAGCGTCGCTGGGGCGCAGTCGTCCATCCAGCCGCCCTTCTCAATGCTATCTGTCTGAGTTACGATCTTTAGTTTAGTCATTATCTCCCGCCATTCATCCAGGCTAGTAGTCCACCAAGGCCGCTGACTCCAAGTAGTGCAATGACGAATTTGGCCAAACGGTAGGCTCCGCGGGTCTCCGCGAGCTCAACTTTAATTTCCGCCAAGTCGCGCTCAATGCGCTCAAGGCGTTCAAGTACTTGGCTAACGTCGCTCCTAGTCATCAGGTCTTAATGATAAAGTTAAGCAGCGTAGACTTCGGAGTTAACGTGCCACCTGCGCTTGATGATGTTACCGATGTTGCCCCAAGAGACGTAACTCCACCAGTGACGGTGTGAGTAAGGTTACTGGTTTCTGCTCCTGATGCTGTAGATGCAATATTTGTAGAGTGTGTGTGTGTCGTGGTCGGGATAGAAACGTTTGTTGACCCACCAGAGTAAGCAAGGTTGAATGTAGCACTTGGGCCTCCAGATGCTGTCGACGCTGGATCTGTGTTGTGTGTGTGATCTCCGTGTGTAGAAACAGCAATAGTGTCCGCATGGCCGTGGGCAATGTTGGTGGTGTGGTCATGGGCTGTGGCGTTTGCTGTATTGGGAGCGAATGTACCAGCGTTATTTGCAAGAGCCGAAACGGTTGACGCACCAGCGACGAATCGGTCGCGCATATCTGGAACAGTAAAGTTTCCACTTGATACACCGAAGACTGCGGCAAGCGCTGGGTACGTCGCCTGTGCATACGTCGATCCGTCAAGGAATAGCCACCCCGTAGGAGCAGTTGCCGTCGCCCACATTGTAATTGCTCCAGTCGGCATTAGTGCGCCGTGTGTGTGGTTGGAAAGGCTTACTGCTGTGCCACCCTGTGAGAGTGTTCCAGATGTTACGTCAAGTCCCGACGATGTGATCCGTGCTCGTTCCACACCAACAACGTCAAAGGAGAGCGTGTCGTCAGAAGTAATGTAGTTAATACCATCATTGCCATTGAGTTCCAACTCCGCAAACCCAGCGCCACCAGCCTTAATACCGACTGTAACACTTTGCGCCCCAGCGACTTCAAGTTGGTGGGATGGTGCGTTGGTTCCAATACCAAACTTACCAGCGGGGGTAATACGCGCTCGTTCTGCGCCACCTGTGCCAAACACAAGAGCACCGTTGGTCTCTGCGTTCCACAAATATCCAACATCGGTATCTGCCATAAGCAGGTACATACCGTCTTCGGTTCCAGATCCAGATGTGGTGTTCAGAAGTTGAACTTTGGAATCTGCCTTATTAATTTGGAGGTTATTTGCAAACGATGTGTGCGTGTGCCCTTCAGCTGCTCCAGCAGCGGCCCAGATCGTGTCGTAGTTGGTGCTGCTGTTCTTTGTTAGAACCTGTCCAGCCGTTCCGCCAGCGGCTACTCCTGGTCCGGTAGCGCCAGTAGCGCCAGTAGCGCCAGTCGTGCCAGTCGGACCCGCAGGACCAGTGGCTCCAGTAGCGCCCGTTGCGCCAACTGGGCCCGTCGGGCCAGTATCGCCCGTGTCCCCTTTAGGGCCCGTAGCCCCAGTAGCGCCAGTGGGTCCTGTAGGACCAGTGTCGCCGGTATCGCCTTTAATCCCTTGCGGCCCCGTAGCGCCAGTGGTCCCAGTGGGACCAGTAGCACCAGTAGCGCCCGTAGGGCCAGTATCTCCAGTATCACCCTTAGGGCCCGTAGGGCCAGTTGCGCCCGTAGCTCCAGTGGTACCCGTTGATCCTTGCGGTCCTGTGTCACCTGTGTCTCCTTTCGGACCTGTCGGTCCAGTAGCCCCTGTTGGCCCCGTAGCTCCCGTCGCTCCCGTCGCGCCTGTTGGAAGCGTAAGGTTAAGTGTCTGTGTTGGCGCTGTTCCAGTAATCGTTGCCGCTGCGGTTGCGCCGTTAGAGACAGTTCCGATAGAAAGAGAATTCGCTGGGCCCGTGGCTCCTGTTGCGCCTGTTGGGCCCGTGGGACCTGTTGGCCCCGTAGCACCCGTAGCTCCGGTAGCACCAGCTGGCCCAACAATAGTAGTAGCATCCAGCACCT